GCTTGGGCTTTCAGTTTGATGGAAGCTTTTGGCAACAATGATGTTCCTGATGATGGTCAGCGTTATTGTGTTGTTGGTTGGGAAAACTGGTCACAGTTGATGGATATTGATGAGTTCTCTCGTGCAGAATACATTGGCACAGAAAACCTTCCTTTCCAAAACTCTATCACTGCAAAGAACTGGTTAGGCTTTACATGGTTCCCATTCTCAGGATTGGACGATGATGGCTCAAACCGTAAGTGCTTTGCATGGCATCAGAGTGCTGTGGGTCACGCAATTGGCGCAGATGTTTCATCTAACATGCAGTATCACAACGATAAGGACGCATATTTTGTATTGAACAAGATGCAAATGAACGCTGTTCTGATCGATGCGGACGGCTGTTATGAACTGTCGCTAAAGAAATAAGGAGATAGCAAATGGCTTTTAATAAAGACAACCTGTCTCTGGTCAACTACAGCGGAAATGGCTTTCACATCTGGCATTACACAAGCACAGATGCGTCTACAGTCATTGATGGCGCAGGTTACTTCAACGAAGCTTCATCTGAGATGAATGTAGGTGATGTGATCTTTGCAAACACAGCTACTGGCGGCACACCTGTCTACGGTATCTTTGTTGTAAACGCCAACTCCGGTGGTACAGTTGACGTAGCTAACATGGTCTCATTGTCAGCAACTGACTCAGACTAATGGCTAAGAAACCAATAAAGAAGGTGGCGGAGAAATCCGCCCCTTCTACTCAAAAAGAGATTCGTGGGGGCTATGTTCGTACACTTGGCCCTAATGTTAAATTAGGTAAGGGTGCAAAATAATGGCCTTCAAAACATGTTCTTCATGCCCGACTCCGGCTAAATGTCGCTCTGCTGGCAAATGCTTGAATAAAGGCAAATCAACAAAAACAATGGGTTCCTCTAAAGGTGGATACGGTAGCTAATGCCATCTACACCTTCAACTGATATTGAGGTTGCTCAAAAGGCAATGGTTCTGGTTGGTCTAGAGCCATTAACTTCCTTTACCGATCAGACAGATGAAGCTCTTGTAGCTAATACAATCTATGAAGACATCATTGAAGATTGTTTGGCTCATCATAACTGGAACTTTGCAACTGGTCAGAAAGTTTTGGCTAGATTGACCGCCGCACCTGTTGATAGATGGGATGCGGCTTATGCTTTGCCAACATCACCTGAAGTCGTTCAGGTTTTAACAGTTACTATAAATGATACTCCACAACAGTATGATATATATGAGCGTTATGTATATATTAACGCTGAAGCTGGTGATGAAGTTGTTTTGAATTATGTCTTTAGACCAGAAACAAGATACTGGCCCCCTGCTTTTACTATGTGGGTTATTTTTAGATTGGCTTCTGTATTTGCGTTATCAGTTACTCGTAAAGGCGACATAGCAAAATCATATACAGATCTTGCTGAAGCTCAATTCAGAAGAGCCAAAGCTAGAGACAGTCAGCAAGTTACTACACAAGGTTTGCGTCCAAGTCGTTATCATCGTGTACGTCTTGGTAATGCTATTTATCAAGAAATAGAAGGTACATAGAATGGCTGATTTAGTTTTTAATATTGGCAAAAGTTCTAATAAAAAACCTGAACTTGGCACTAAAGAGAATATTTTAGGAACCGCCGCCGCAGTTGTTATGGGTTATGGTGTCAATAAACTCAATAAACGATTCCCTTCAAAACGTCAAAAAGCAGTAAATGAAATTAAAACAAAAGGGCAAAACATACTTAAAGCCCAAAAATCTACTAATCTTACTCAACGTTTAGGAAAATTAGCTGTTTCTCAAGTACATGCAACAGCTAAAGCGTCAACTGCTTCAAGGGCGGCTGATATTGCTCATGCAAATAATCTTTCAGCAAAAGTTCAGCCATCTGCAAATGATAGAGCCCGACCATTTTCTAAAAATGTAAAGTATCTTGGGAATAATAAAGGGTATGGATATGGAGATCCAAGGTTTGCATCTCCTTCTGGAATAAAGGGCGTTTATGAGAAAAAAATAGCTAATATAGCTAGTTCTAACAGAGCCGCACAAAAGGTTTGGTATCAAGTTGCGAAGCCAACGTCAGAAAATGTAAAACAATCAATGGATAGCTTCAAAAAAAGCGGTGGTATGAAATTTACAGAACCTAAAATGCCATCTGCGTCTAATAGTAATTTTACTAAAGCTCAAAGAGTTGTAAAAACTTTAGGAAAAGTTGCAAAGTTTGGTGGGGTTTTTGGCGCAATCGCAACTGGCTTTAACTCAACTCCAGTTGGTGATGCAACAATGCATGGCCCTTACAAAAATTATAAACTAAATCTGAATAAGTAGAGACATGAATGGCTCTTTTACGTCAATTCTATACCAACTTTACTGCTGGTGAGATTTCACCGCTTTTAAGCTCTCGTGTTGATTCAGATGCTTATCGTAACGGCGTAAAGACTCTAGAGAACTTCCGTATGAGAGCGCAGGGTGGTGTTATACGCCGCCCAGGACTTCGTTATCTTCAAACCTTATCTAATACTACATATCAAACAGAGCCATACGTCTATGATGCTGATGAAGCCTATATCCTGATATTTAGCAATGCACAGTTAGATATTGTAGATTTTTCAGATCCTACAAACATATTGCAAACACTTACATCCCAGAAGTGGACTACAGCGATGATTGGTCAGCTAAAGGTTGCTCAATCTGCTGACACAATGATTGTTGTTCATCCAGATATGGAAATGCAGAAGATAACAAGAACTTCTGCTACAAGCTTTACTGTTACTGATTATGACTTTGACCATGATGGTGCGGCTCACTATGAGCCTTTCTATAGGTATGTAGATCCTGCTATCACAATACAGCCTCAAAATACAAACACTGGTTCACAAGATTTCACAGCTTCATCAGCAATATTTAGTGCTGACTGGGTCGGTGATCACATTGAATTTACTGACTCTGATGATACTGTAGTTCATATAGAGATTACAGCATATGTATCTAGCACAGTTGTAACTGGCAACTTTAGCCAAGCTGTTGCAAACACAACTGCTAGGGACACTTGGAAAGAACAGGTATTTTCTTCCAGAAGAGGTTGGGCAAGGTCTGTTATATTCCACGATCAAAGACTTGTTTTTGGTGGCGCAAAGTCTCTTCCCAACCATTTGTTTTTCTCAAAGGTAGGTGAATATTATAACTTTGATGCTGGGACTGGCCTAGATGATGAATCAATTCAGGTTCAAATAGCCGAGAACCAAATATCAGAAATAAAGTCATTGGCTTCATTTCGTCATTTAGCAATCTTTACATCAGAGTCTGAGCTTTATGTTCCTACTGTTGATGAGCGTCCACTCACACCATCTACAATAACTATAAAACGCCAAAGTTCTTTTGGTACTGGCAACGTTCAGCCTAAAGAGTTTGATAGCGCAATATTGTTTATTACACGTTCAAAAGGGTCTATCAGAGAATTTATATTTTCAGATTTAAGCCAAGCATATGAATCTGATGCTGTTACTATATTAGCTGGTCATCTTGTGGGTGAACCTACTGATATAGAGGTTCAGCGTGAAGCTTCTGATCAGGTTGAAAGTTACTTATATGCAATCAACTCAGATGGCGACTTGCCTGTTTTTGTTAGTATTCGTAAAGAAAAACTTCAGGGTTGGTGCAAGTACACAACAGAAGGTTCTTTTAAGAACATAGTAAATGTAAACAGAAGAATTTTCGCTGTTGTCGAGAGAACTATTGATGGCTCCACAGAAACACGTTTAGAGCTTTTTGATAATGAATATCATTTAGATAGTGCTAGTAAATATACATCTGTTTCTCCAACAGCCTCTTGGACTGTATCGCATCTTCCAAATACCGATGTATATGTTAAGTCTGGAAATTACTCTTTAGGACAGTTTACAACAGATGCTTCTGGCAACATAACCTTGAATGATCTTGTTGATGAAATTGAGGTTGGAATAAACTACACACCTACTTTAACAACTCTACCTGCTGAGTTTCAATTGCAAGATGGTGTGTCGGTTGGGCAAAAAAGAAGAGTTGTTAGAGCATTACTTGATTTGAATGAATCATTAAATGTTCAAATACAAGGCACTAATCTTCTGATAAGAAGAGTAACATCAAACCTGTCTTTGGCTCCTGATGCTATCACGGAGAAAAAAGAGGTTTACTTGCTTGGGTGGGGTAGAGAAGGTAATATTACCGTTAGTCAGGATCAGCCGTTACCACTTGCAATTAACGGTGTCCTAGTCGAGGTAGAAGTATAATGGGTGACGTACTAGCATCTCTATCTGGCGCACAGATGGAGAAAAACGCATATAAGCTAGAAGCTCAGTCTTATGAAGAGCAAGCGGCTATGGCAAAGATTGAAGCTGATCAAAAGATGGTTCAGCGTGATTTGCAGTTGCGTAGACAGCTTGCTTCTCTTGGTGCATCGATGGCGGCTCAAGGTGTTTCTATAGGCACTTCTGGATCAATGTCTGCTTTGGACTATGGCGAAAAGCAGTTAGCAAAAGCTGATATGAGGTCTATTAAGTTGATGGGGCTTGGTAGACGAAGACAGCTTCTTACTAGCGCCGCCTCTTCTAAAACAAAAGGTCGTGCCGCTGTCATTAGAGGATATGGTCAAGCCTATAGTGCCGCTATTAGCAATGCTCAAGCTTATCAAGACTTTAGTTAAGGTGTAGTTATGGTTTTTAAGCCAACACAAGGTAGACAATATTACGCAAAAGAGTACGGCGTTGTAGACGTTAGTGGTCAAGTTGCTATGGCTAGAGCCATACAAGAAGTTGGTAAAGAAGCAACACAGGCTACATTGAAGTTTGCTCGTTCTGTAGCGGATGACAATTATAATCAAGCTGTTCGTCAAGCAGAAGCTGACGGTAAAACAAATGCAGTTATTCGAGATCCTGATACCAATGAAATCAAACCGTTAGTAGATCTTGATTACACAAAAGCTGACGATAACTTTATGACTAATGATCAGAGGGATGATGTTAAGCAGACTTGGCGTAATGCCGCATTTCAAACATATGCCTCTGCTGTTAGTAATGATGCGATTAATGACGCTGAAGCTGTATTTCTAAACAACAAAACAGATCCTGATGCCATTCGTGGTGCATTGAATGGAAAGCTTGAATCTTTTCAAGAGACTTTAGATCCGAGTCTTTATGCCCTTATTGAGCCTAAGATTGTTTCAGCATATAGAAAAGCTGAGAACAAAGCGTTTGCTAATCAACAAATAGCAACAAATGAAAGAGCTAATGCAGATAACTCTCAAGCTCTTATGAACAATGTAGACCAAATTGGTATTCTTTCTTCAAAGCTGACAGGCGATAACGTTAAGGATAGGGCTATCCTTGATACCATTTCTAATCTTAGAGAAGAAAACGAAGCTATATATGAAGCTCTTGAACTACATGAATATGGTGCGGCTAATATTCAAAAGCTCAAGGTGCAAGAAGCCACTATTATTGCTAATAAAATGGCAACTGCAACTGCTGAAAAAATATATTACAGCCCTAGTGGTGGTTTAATTAAAGCTATAGAAGCGGCTCATGCCGCAGAAAAGCAGTTTGAAAACAGTCCTGATATTGATGGCGCAAAAGTTCGTGACCTGATGTTGTCAGAGATTTCTAAGCTAAAGTTTATAGACGACTCTAAAATATCTGAAACTGTTAAGTCTGATAAAAAAATATCAGATGAAATGACACTTAGAATTAGAAGTGATGTTTCATCAGTTACTCGTGATGAGATTATTAAGTTACCTTTAAATGATGATGGTCTGAAGGCGGCATTGATTAACATCTATGACGCTGAAGCCAATGCACAACAAACATCAGCAAAGCAAAAAGATGAAATTATAGATAAAGCCAATGCGGAAGGTTTTGATAGAAACTTAAATATTTATTTAGACAACACAACGTCCGATCAAGAGAAAGAAAGTGCGGCTTTGTTGATGGAAGCCTCTTATCAGGCTGGACTTGTTGATGGCGGCAAATATAAGTTATTTGTAAACGCCAG